CCTCCAGCTTCTAATTCACCAGATTCAATCATGTCTTCAATAACATCTTCAATAAGAGCTTTAAGCTCATCTTCATCCATCTCGTCAAGGTTAATCTCCTCTTCTAAGAAGCCTAATGGTTCACCCTCAGGAGTATTAGCTCCTATGTTACCATGAGGTTCAGAAGTTTCTTCTTCTAAATCTTCACCTTCTTCGAGTTCTAATTCAGCTAAGATTTCTTCGAGGTCAAATTCCTCATCAATTTCTTCAGCTTCATTAGTGTCATCCATACCATAGCCTTCCTCCATTTCTTCTTTTTCTTTGTTAACTTTATCAGCTTCAGCTAAATCGTCATCATCTTCCTCTTCAGCTAAAATTTGAGCAGCTAACATAGATTTGATTTGTGGAGTGAAAGCTTCTTCAAGAGCAGCTTTAGCATTAGCTATAGCAGTCTCTTTAACAGCCTTCGCATCAGCGATAGCCTCTTTCAGCAAATCTCTGTTTGTTGACATTTTGTTCCTAAAATTTTTTAATTAAGAAAATACGCTTATTCAAAAAAGCGTAATAGGGATTAATAAAATTGATGCTACATAAAGTAGGTTGGTAGCATATTATGTTAATACATATAACAGGAAAAGTCAAAATATGACTTTCTTAAAAATTTATTGGGCACTGCCCATTATTACAGAGTATTTCTGTAATAATTTCGTTTATTCTTGAATAATTAACACTGGTTAGGTTCAAACTTTCATTAATAGGATGAACATAAGCACCAGGTGTTGAAGGTGTTGAAACAAAGTCCCAACATAAAAGTTCAAAATCATCTTGAACTTCTTGTGTTTCCCCAATAGGTTTTAAACTACCCATACCTCTAGATGAAACACCAACAGTAATACCATTTTTAAATAGTTGAGTTAAAATATTACCAGAAGGAGTAGGTAATATTTCTATCTTTCCCATAACATCATTTCCATCCCACCATATATCTTTAATGTTATGGGAAACGTTTTTTAAATTTATTATTTGGGAATCTGGGTGGTCTAATTCGCCTAAGGCTCTATTTTCTCTAATAGGGCCATCCTTATAGCGTTCAATTTCTCTTTCTAGGATTTCTCTAGGGTAACGTCTTCCATTACCGTTTTTGGTTTCTGCGGTTTGGAGTCTTCCTTCAACCATAAGGTTTCCTCCTACAACTTTAGCTTCACTAAGTTGTTGAGGAGAAAGATGAAAAAGTTGAGTGTCTACAAGGACTTGTTTCATTAATAGTCGTAATCAGATTCGTCAATAGTATCATCAACTTCTTCTACAGTTCCTTTGAGTTTATCATATTTTTTCTCAAGTTGAACTTTAGCTCTTTCAAGAAGTTTAACTTCTTTTTTTATTTCTGCTTGTCTTTTTTTATCAACAAATTCTTTGACATCATCTCTTTCAAAGATGGTCATAGTTTCATAGCACTTTTTAATTTTACCTTCTAAAAAGTTAATTTTAGCTTCTAAAGCTGCTACTTCACCAATTTTGTCTGCTTCTTTAAGATCTTCTTGAGCTCCTTCTTTTAATAAGTCTACAAGTTTCATATTTTTATTTTCTTTTAAGTCTCCGTATCCGGATGATTTATATTTACCTTTTGTTTCTTTAGGTTCTCCTAAACCCGGTGCTTCCTTAGTATATCCTAAACCTTTAACACCAAAAGCAGCATTTTCTAAATAGAATAAAGGATTTTTTTCTAAATTCTTTTTTACTTTTTCAGTTGCTTTTTCTAAAGTAAGTTCAGGGTCTTGTTCAATTTCAAATCTAATGCCCTTTAAGACTTGGTCAAATATTTGATTATCTAAATTTTTCTTATCAGAATAATCATAGGTTTTAGCTAAATCTTCCTCTACTTCTTTGGAAGTTTTTTTAACTTCAGCTTTGGTCTCTTCTTCTTTTAAGAATTTATCAAAAGTAGAAAAAGGATTTAACCCTGAAGAAGGGACTAAAGGAAATATATTTTCAGCTATAATGTTTTTATTCTTAAGTAAAGTAGAAGTTTGGTCAAACCCCGCTGAGTTTGGGATGATATCTGGGAATATACGTTTTGCTTCTTTTACAAATACGTCTTTATGTCCCTTTCCTTCTTTAATTAAGTTATATTGAGTTTGAAGTGCCTTCATATTAATAAATATTAATTATCATAAGTAGATCCCCAAAGATCTCTATAGTCATATACTTTAGAACTTTTAGCTAATTTTTTTCTATTAACTGGTTTAAAACCTAATTTAGAATAGGCTGTGTCTTTGAAAGACAAAGGTTTTCTAGCTATAAAATATTTAGAAAGATATCCACCGGCTCCACCAGTTGAAGAAATTTCTTGTAAGTAACTCTTAATGAATTCTTTTAAGTTCCTCTGTAAGTTCATAATATTGAAGTAAGTTTACTAAATCATCATTTTTAACCTTAGCTGTTTTATCTACTTCATGAATAAGAGATAAAATTTCATTTAATTTAATCTTAACAGCAGGGTTAGTTATTTTAGGAAGAGAATTCTTTAATGAAGTTTTTACTTCATTAATTTTTTGATTATAAAATTCTCTTAATTTAGGAGCATTATCAATAGAATTAATAAATTCCTTTAAAATTTCTTTTTGAGAGTCATTTAAGTTAGCATACTTGCCATTAAATTTTTCCAACATTACCTTATAGGTAAGTACTCTTAAGTCTTTATCATACTTTCTAAACTCTTCTAATAAATCTTCCTTAACTTTAGTTTTATTAACAGGAGTCTGAGTAAGACTTTCTAGTATGGTTAGCTTATTATCTATTATCTGGTTAGTCTCAGAAATTTTGTCTGAGTTATAGATTTCTAGGAGGGTATAAAAGGCTGCATATTCCTTATAATTGGATACCTTATGATTAAAGAATTCTTCTAAATCATAATAGTTTTTTATTTCCTTAATAAGGTTATACTTTTCTCTTCTTAATTTAGATCTATTTAATTTTTTAGAAGCTTCTAACACAGTGTTAATCACTATATTAGCTTTAACTTCAGTTATATTCTTTTGTTTAAATAGAGTTTCATATAATTTATACTCTTTTCCTAATTCAGTTTTAGCAAAAGTTTTCTTTAAAATTTCTATAGAAGGAGAAGATTTCCCAGATAGGGTATCAGCTGTGATTTGTCTAATTAACAGCTCAAACAGGAGACCTGTGTTTTTTATTTTAGAGTGTTTGATCCCCATTTAATCATAGGTTTTTTATAAATATTATAGAAATATTATTCTTTAATTTGATCTTCATCAAGAAGTGATTCTTTTTGTTTATCACTCTCAAATACTAATTGTTTTTTATTAATTGGTAAATCTTTTAAAGAATTTTTGTTTTTATGATATATAGCTTTAGCTTCTAAAGCTAAAGGGGAACCACCTTTATAATTAGGTCTTATTGAGTCAGAATCATTTTTATCTTGGTCTTTCATTCTAAGAACACCTAACCTATCCTTACCAAAAGCATCTTGTTGAGTACCTATTCTTGAGGCTCTTTCTTTTGGTCTACCTAATTCAGCTTTTTCATTATACCCCGCGGGTACTTCGTTATTTGTGTAATATCTGCCTTGACCGTATAGAGTAGCTAAATCATGAGGTGTACCATAAGATTTACCAGATTCTAATGGATCGTTACCTTCATTTTCAATCTGGTTTAGTCTAAATTTACGTTTAACATCTTCTCTAACTAAGTCTCTATATTCAACATATTCATCTTCACTAAAATGGAACAGATGATCATACACCCAATCAGATGGAAGAAGTTTGTTATCTAAAATAGTATTAGCTAAATCAACTTTTTCTTTTAATAAAGCTACTCTTTCTTGATCATATATAATTGAAGGTGTTGTTAATCCTAACTCAAAATTTGTTAATGATTCTCCATCATATCCTTGAGTGTATAAGTGAACTATAGCAATTTTATAAAGTTCAGATAACATAATTCTCTGAATTCTATCTATAGTACGAGCAAATCTGATGTCTTGGGCTGCTAATGTAGCTTTACCTTCAGTTGTTTCATCATAGCCCATAAAAGCCTTGGGTATTTTAAGAGCGGCAAATAATTTATCTCTTAAATAAACAACATCAGTAATACCATCATATTGTAATCCTTGTAATGTATCAATTTTAGTGTTAGAATCACCTCCTCTCACAGGTATAAAGAAATCTTCAAGCATGTTTTGCATGTTGAATTTTAAATTATAATCTCCAGTTTGTTGATCAACATATGGAGTACGTTTCATTTTAGAGATGGTCTTTTGCATAAATCCATCTACCTCAGCGGGGTTAATATTACCTATATTAATATAAAATATACGTTTTTCAGGTGCTCTTACAATTCTATGAACCAACATAGCATCTTCCATAAGTGTATATTGTTTAAACAACTTACGAGCAGGTTCAATATAACTTCTACCATAAGGTAAATAACTAACATCTGAGATGAGTCTAAAATGGGCCATCTCATAATTATCAAAAATAATCATATTTGGGCCTGCTGATGTTGAACTGTTGGGTGATACTAAACCTCCATAATATCCACCAAATGTCCCACCCCCACTTAAACCATCTGGGTCAAATTTAAATTGGACTTTATCTCTATTATTTTTGTCAAATCCTTCTTCTCTAATAATATTATAAGCTGTATAAGGAATAACATTATAAACACCAAATTTCTCAGCAATTTCTAACTTAAGGAAAAAGTCACCATACTTACACATTTGGCGAGTCCACATCCATAAATTAAATTCTATATTTAGAATATCATAAAATAAATTATATAAAATTCTTTGAATTTTCTCATCACTACTTTTAATAGTTAATACTTCACCCATCTCATTTTTAAGAGAACATTCATCCGCTAATATATCTAAAGCTGAGGCTATAATAGCATCTGTATCCATAGCTTCATAATCAGAATATAATTGGACTCTTAATGTTTGATAATTAAGGCCTGGGTTGTAGATAGGAGAAGCATTAGTGGTATGAAGGCGGGTGTACCTATCATATAAAGAATTGGTGTTAATTTGACCCGCTACTTGTGTTTGGTTAAAATCAAGGACATTTAAAGAATTCCCCCCAGTATTACGAATAATAACATCAGTAGAAAATAATCTTTTTAGTCTTGTAAATATGCTTGTATCAGCCATTGTATATTAATATATGAATAAATATTAAAAAATCCACCTAAAATCCTCAGTTCCTCCCTTTCCATTATTTATAGCGTATGGATTATCATGACCTGTTGCGAAATAGGCTCCTTGGTATGGGGTTTGAGTTTTGGTTAAGGCGTTTAAGGCAGCTATTGACATATCTAAACCATGTTGTTTAAATTTAAGAGCAGTATCTCTAACATATAACCCAATACCAAAACTCATTATTAAATCATCATTATAACCAGTTTGAGCTTCAGCTCTACCATTTTTCCAAATAAATGTTCTCATTTCTTGAAGTAACCTTTTAGATTGAACAGTTACACTTTTATCAGAAACATATTCTTGGAATTTGCCTATAATCATAGGTCTTGTTCTCATAGACATAGTGAAACCAGGAACTTGAGATTGGTTATTTTCATAATTTCTCATATAAGTTTCAGCTGTTACCTCTTGAGACTTAGGAGAGTAATATAAATTTCTATACTCTCTTTCTATAACGACTTGAATTGTAGACCAACCAATATTAGCATTTTCAATTACTAATAAAGCATTATTATATTCTGTAGCTATGCCTACTAATAAATGGCCAAATTCTTTAGTGCCTATTTGACCTTTATATTCTCCAATTTGAACATTTGATTCAATGTCAAAAATATGAAAAGCAGAATAGTCTTTACCATCACCTCGAGCTACGTCAGCTGTTATCATATAAGATCTTGAATAGTCTACAGGTTCCCAAATCCATAAATTTTTATCAGCTCCTCTTTTTTCAATAGGTTCTTTAATAGTTGTCTGTTCTATAAACTCTAAATACTCAGGATAAAAAACAATATCTCCTGAAGTGTTAAAGTCACAGTCACATTCTTGGGCCGCGAATCGGGGATTACCTAATAATTCATCTTGTCTATCTCTCCAAGATTGATCACGTTCAGGATGAACATACCAAGGTAATCTTATAGGTAAAAATTCATTTTCATTAGCTTCAGCTTTAGTCCATGTTCTATGAAACCAGTTTCCAGTACCATAAGGGGTAGATAAAGCTACACATCCACCACCTGTAGCTAAGGTTTGTTGCGCTGAAGCCCAAATCTCATCAATCTGTTCAATAAAAGCAGCCTCATCAATTATTAGAAAAGAAACTGCTTCAGATCTACCAGCATCACCTGATGCTGCTACCGCTTTTATTTGAGATCCATTTTCTAACCTTAGAGATAATCGGTTATTTTCAATAGCGTTAACTTTAAGCCAGCTGGGTAGGTTATCGTACATAAAACGTACCTTAGTAACCATATTCTTAGCAGTTTCTTGCTTGGTAGCAATACAAAGTACATTTTTATCTTTATGAAAGGTCATTAACCAAAGAGAATATCCCGCTGTTAAGGTTGATATACCTAACTGACGGGATTTATTAATAATGGTATAATTATTATCTCTAACTAAATGTAAAACTTTTTCTTGGAATGGATATAAATGAAAACTAACTCTACCTCTTTGAGGATGTTGAATCATACAATACTTTTTCATAAAATGCGCCGGATCTTGAGCGCATTTAAGATACTCTTCTCTAATTATTTTTTTTAAATCACTCATTTATCCTCATTTATTTCCCATACAAATAAACTAACAACAAATAATGATAATACTCCTATAGTTCTTCTATAAGAAGTTATTTTTGTTTGATTTTCTTTTAGTTGGGTTTTTAAAGTTTGATTTTGAGCTTCTAAACTGGCTCTAGAGACATTACAACTATCTAAAGTGGATTGGTAAGCTTTTATTTCTTCATCCCTTCTTGAAATTATAAAATCTCTATAAAATATAATTTCATTAAGTTCAGTAGTATCTTGTTTTAGGGATTCTACTTCTTCTTTATATAAATCACACAAACTTAGATCTGTGACTATCTCAACTAAAATACCTCTAGGAATACAAATTAAAGAATCTTTATTTATACCGGTTTGTGAGAAACTCAACAAGCTTATCATTAGACATACTATCAATAGTAGCAATTGTTTCATTATATTGTTTTCTTAATTTGTTTAATTCTTTATTACGAGCTGAAATTGAATTTCTAAGGCTGTCAGATTTAAATTCTGCTACAATTATTTCTTTTTCAAGACTATCACGTAATAGGTTTAAAGAATCAAGCTCGTTTTGATATTTTTTATTATTCTCATCTACTAAAACATTACAATCAATACAGTCTTTATGAGTTAGGTCTATGTACATATAACAACCTAAGAACCAAAATAAGCTTGTTATTAAAACTATTAGTAGAATTTGATTTTTCATATATTA